AAAGAGAATCTTCCCAGTGTGTCCATCGATGTCAAAGTTGTGAAACTCCAATATCTTCAACTTCCATATGTCATCCATAAGTGAGTACTTACCTTGCATATAGTGGTCGTAGGAGTCCCTTGCATCGTCCGGTACATCGAACACAAACAAGACGTGGTACGGATCAGGATCGTACCTCCGCCTGAAGTTTCTGAACGAGCACAGTGCAGATTCAAACCGTGTAAAAATATTTGTTCCTGAGAAGCGATAGAGCAAGGCAATACAGTCCTTGTTATCCACTGTCCCACAGAATGCATTGACAAACAGTGAGTCCCACAGCATTAGGCTTCTGTTACCACCCATGAAAGGCAGTAGAAAGATGCTGCTGTCTGTGAGCTTAGCCACTGATAAGTCGTAGCATACTAGGTTACCCTCTAGGTTCAACCCAGGACGAATGATGTTAGCCTTGTAGGGAGACTTAGGACCATGAGCCCTGATAGTCTGCCCCATTTTGATAACACACTCGTGGTCTGGGTATTGCCACTTGAGAGATATAATTACATTGTGAATCTTCTGTTCTTCACACTTAGAGAGATCCCCAGTCAGACGCACACTCCTCCCGTTGACCGGGCTGAATTGTATGTCCTGACATATCACCATAGCTCTTCCTCTTTTTGAACAGTGTCGACTTCAAGTGCAGGCAGGGACATGTTTGTCTCACGTAACACATCTTCGGGTGTCTTCAACAGATACACCAACTTAAATGTTTCGTGGAACTTCATGATGCCCTGCACCATACCAAACTTCTCGACATACTTCTTCAAGGCGAATGCCTCGAAGTCGTTCTTCCGGTTCTTCAACCAGTTGTCTGAAGTCTTTTCACCGACACCAGGAATGCCTTGGATATTGTCAGTACTATCACCCATCAGCACTTGTTTCCATAGGAACTTCAGTGCCTCATCAGGTGTAGTATGAAGGAAATCATTCTTCTGATAGTTAAAATGCATACCGACACACTGATACAGTACATCCTTATCTGGTGAACAGATAATGGTTGACCGTCGGTCAGTGTAGGAGTAGTAGCTCACCAAGTCATCAGCCTCAAACTTAGGTACACCCCAGAAGTTGTACTTCTGAACCATGTACGTGCGGATTGAGTCAAAGATGATTGGTTTGGGCTTGCCTTTCCGATTACCCTTGTAATCAGAAGTCACTCCATAGCGGAAACAGTTTCTCTCTGTAAGAAAACCAACATACATAGAAGTATTGCATGCAGTAAGCATGCTGTTGATCCTCTGATCTATTCCATACAAAGCCTCCTCAAGAGTTGGCTTGTGCATCTCATAGTATATCAGAGAGTCTGCGTCTATCAGACAAATGTTCCCATCTCTGGGTAGTCTCTCGATGCTGCTCATATCACAGCATCTTTATTTCCCCAACTTCGTCGGCTGTTTTATTGTAATCTGCTATTATTTCTTCTTTCATTTCTTCCCACTGCTCATCTGTGAGAGCAGCATATTTAGACGAATGGTACATACTGCCGTTCACACCAACGAGGCTGGAGTGTACGAAGTATTGCAGACAACGAATAGCACCATCCTCTGAGTTGGGGACAGCACCGACGTGCATTGGGTCGACAAATACATTGTGAATCTCACCAGTGTACCAAGCAATGTAGCGAAGACCACCAACGTGCAAACCTTCGACACAGCTTCTGTCATCGTTGGTGTTCACCATATCCCATGATGGGAGTCTGTGTGTACAACCGACCTTGATAAAAGACTGTGGCTCGGAGTAGCCATTGGCACCCTCGCAGTAAAACTTATCACCATGGGGCCAAACAGCAGGCTCGAACAGTCTGTCCTCCACGTGTTCGGGGAGTCCATCACTCTCGATCTCACCTGTGTCTATGTTGAAGGTGCGAGTGTAACGAGGAATCTCTTCCCCAGTCTCAGAGTCATACTTGTGCATGATCTCTCTCGAGACCTTGAACGCATTGACCAAACCTTCTCTGGTGATCTTAACTTGATACATAGTAGCTCGCTCAGCAGCGAGTTCTTCACTCAGTCCGTGCTCCTCCATGTACTCAATCTTGAGTCGTGGGTGCACGTACTTCATGTCGACAAACTCAAAGAACCTGCGAGAGAAGTCATCTCCCTTGCCGTCTTTGATCTTCTTGCGAAGTATAGGGTTACGGCACCACCGCATCCAAAGTTTGAACAGCGGATCAACAGCAGCCCCTGTATCCATGGAGTCAAAGACTCTATCGATCAATGCCTGTGGCATGGGGATGTCTATTATTATTCCGTCTGCAAACTTGGTGAAGTAGCGACCAGCAGCGTCCTTGAAGAGAGTAACTCCCCCAGCAAATTCTGCATGGGGGAGCTTCTCGTTCAAGTCTTCTGTAGTTAACAACGAGAACTCAGCGAGTATCTTGTTGTATTCTTCCACACTATCAACCTCGTCCGCCTGCACTGCAAGCGAGCTCATTTGATCGTAGATATCCTTCTCGTATCGACGAGAGAACGGGGTATTTCCGTAGCTACCGGATATCAGATTACCTATAACATTAATAGAAATCATAATGGTGGATTGAATTCATGTCGTTGTTTCATTTCAAGGTACGCACGGATCTCGTTCCAAAACTTGTCAGCCTCATCGAGGTGACCAGACGGGAACATGATGCGTTCGAATAGTGGATATAGTGGCTCAAGGAATTCCTCCAAGTACTGACCAAGAATGTAAATGTCGTCGTCTGCAATCGTACAGTCAGCATCCGCAATCTTAAACAGTTCCATAGACTTCTGGGCAACAGCTTGCTCATCGTGATCGTCGAGCATGAAGGTCTGCAGCTCGTGCATCTTCTTCATGAGATCGATAATCTCTTTGTACTCAGGCTGCTGTGTATCCCAGTAGTGTCTGCTGTGTCCGCGGTACTTCTCGTAAGGCATCAACTTGTTTAGCACATCTCTGTACTTGGGGTCAACATTACTCAGCTTTTCAAACCAAGTAGGGACGTGAGGCAACATACATCCTGTTGCCCACTCTCGAACTTTATCGTGCATACTCCATTTGTTTTCATGTAGGGTAGAAAAGAACTCACTGATATGCTTGGCATTGGTTCCTGCAAGTTTCTTAGACAACGCAGCTGATACTTTGAACAGCTGTATGTCTGTGACCTTAGCAGGCTCCTCGTTTACCTCTCCCAGCCAGTTACCATTGTAATCGTTACGGAAACGCATAGGCCTGAACTCAGTGAACACTGGGTTCCGGTTCCTGTCCACGTTTATATCCGTGTTACTATACATGTGGTAATTGCTGAGCTTTGTGTACACGTCCCTCCAGTTAGGAACAGTAGGGGCGCAGATCGTAGCAGCCAACTTCAGCATGTGTTCATCTTCACCGGTACCATAGAATGTTTCTATGTCAGTGTCCTGAACGAGCTGCAGTGGTGCCTCCACTTTGTCCCATACCCAATCTGAAATGTAGTTGCACCATCTACCATCACCAGTGTGCGGACGACGAAGCGTGTAGAGGACTACCTCGTTGGCTTCTCTACGTCTTTCTTCTGGTGTCATGTAGCGGTACCTGTTCTTCAGATCTTCCTGTTGTTCTTGTTTCTGCAGAACCTCTTCAAAATCGGCCGGTACTTCTATCTCGTCATAGTCGAACCTCACCATAGGCGAATCCTCAATGAGCTCCCAGTTAGCTGCACGATTGAGATTGATGGAATCAATCTTTGCTTGCACCTTGGAGTCATCGTAAACATTCGTTGGGTGATGTTCTGTAATGAGAGTAAGGGTGCCTCCTTGCAGCAAGTACAGGTCCTTGCGTGCTGAGGGGCTACCTTGAACGAAGTACAGGTTTTCCCAATTGACTTGGCTCCATCCTACTTCTTCTCTTTCTATCTGGTATTTTCCGTTCTTCCAAACCTTAGATACGTTACGGACTTTGTAACCTTTGAGGATACCTCCAGGAGAGGCAAAGGTTATACCCGTACGAAACTTAGGCTTGATACTTTCTCTGTCTACCATCTCACCGAGCTGTCGAAGTACACTGTCGTTTCCGTTATTCTTGTAAATAACCTCACTGCACTTCTTCACCCACGTGAGAAAATCATCTTCGTTTAGCTGTTCTTCAATTACATTGGCTGCGTCTTGAGCTGCCCTCTCAATAGCATCCTGGATATAGTTCTTCGTGTGTTCGTTCCATATAACTTTTTCTCTTGATGGGGTGACTTCGACGCCGTCCTGGATTACGACCTCGTTACCATCCTCATCTAAATACGCCTGCCGGGCTGGGCACTTGATGCCCACAGCACCCCACAGGTGTTCCATCTCAAGCTCTTTGAAATCCACATAGCCGTAGTTAATTCCCGTAGTGGCTCCTGGGGATTTAACCATGACGATATGTGGCTTTCTCCAAGCCCAAGTATCTGAGACGATAATGTTGTCAGAGTTGTAGAGGATGTCGCTCCGAACACTCTTATCCATCTCATGTCCATCTTCATAGACGTATTCCATTTTGACGTTGTCGATGTAGTTCAACTGATCTTGAACTGCTTCGAGAAACTTCGTACGGTGATGACGTTTAACACCGAATGAAACCTTCGTGAAGTTGGGTGAATTAGTCTTGATGTAGTTGACCTGTGTCCCATCGCTGAATGTGATGTGACCATGGCCTTCGAACCTCCCAATCAGGAAGTCTGTCTTGTAGGCAAAGCAGTTCATCTTGAACAGCTTTCCATTGTGTGCTGTCTCCACAGTGTAGAAGTCTACACCAGTAGAGAGTGGGACCTTAGCCCCTAGTCCAAATGCTCCAAAGTTTTCTGCTGTGTTTCTTTTAGTTGAGAACCCCAGTTCGAGGTAGCCTTCGAGTCTCGACGCGCCAATACCCACGCCGTAGTCAATAACGCTGAAAACATCACAATAGCCAGTGCCGTCATTCTCTTTGTATCTGACGATAACTCCGTTGTTATCTGCGCTAAGATACTCAGGATCATAGTACTCTGGTGTAAAGTTTGAATCAATATACTGGTCATCGTTGCGGGTAATGTAGTAGTCTTCGATTGTCTTCTTCCCTGACAATATCTCCAACGCAATCTCTTTCTCACGTTGTGAATCGCAGGCGTTTGTCACCAGCTCACGTACGGTCGAAGGTATTGGGGTAGAGTATTGTGAAGATTGAAGAACATCGAAGACAAGTTTCTCAGCGGACTTGTTGATCCGCTTCTGGACACCAGCAGAGTTGCTCTGCACGGCAGTCCCAATTGTCTTAATGCTCATATGTGTAAATAAAAATGGCCCTTACAATACTGTAGGGGCCATGAGTTCGAGAATCTTCTGTATCGTCTCGATGTTTTGTTTTTGGTTCCGAGGAACAAACAACACCGGTGGGTCAGGTGATTCCATTAATAGTTTCTTGAACATCTTCCACTTCAGTGGGAAACGTTCATTTGCGAATCCTTTGCACTCTATGACCCATCGACCCTGTGGGTCTACGAAGTCAGGAGTGTATGTGATATCACGGACTTTGTACTTCTGCTTGTCCTGATATCCTGTCTTGCCATTGTCCTCGTAGGACTTACTGCCGTAGTAGAAGCCCTCCATGAGGACATACTTCTTCTTCTCGTAGTTAGCAGGTATACCTGCGTCACGTAGCTGTCTGTAGCAGTGAGCCTCGAGTAGAGACCTAAACTTGATTCCGTCTACTTCTTTTGACTTAGCGTTACGTACTTTCTTTCTACTGTTCCGTGCTCCGGTTCTCTTTCCTCTTGATGACATGCTTTGCTTCTTCTAATCCATGATCCCTTACGAGATCAGAGATGTCTTTAGATCTATAGTACGAAGGTATGACTAAATTATCAAGCCCATACGTATCACAAATCTTTGCAGCCATGGTCTGACCAGGGTTGCGAGAATTATCAAAGTCATTGTCGTAGAGTACTATTACTTCTTTGAAGCGCGCTTTTGCCTCGGAGATGGTCTCTTCTTTTGGCATAAGCATCTCTGATTGTAAAGCAATGGATGGGTAGCCAAGCACTGCCAAGCACATGATATCCTTGAGCGAACTTGTGAGAAATAAAGTCCCACCGTTTTCAGGTAGCTGATGATACCCTTGTACACAGTACGAATCCACATTAGAGCTCCATTTAAAATCTCTTTCAAGCGGACGGTAAATCTTATAACCGCAGTCAAAGCGGTAACGGTAGCTGATACTATTGCACGAAAAACGTTGTTCATTTATCCAGTAGTGTGTGATAGGGTAAACATCAAATATAGTCAAGATTTTTTTACTGATTCCGAACTGTTCCCAGTAGTCTGCATCTTGTCTGTTCCATTCCCTGACTCGTACCTGAATCTTCGACCTCCGTTTTGTCTGCGGTATTCTTGTCTCTCCTTCTCTCCTTTGTACCAACTCATTCCGAGCGACCCCAGTATGCAGGCCCAGCCCAAAAGACTGATCAATATGTATAAGTGTTCCATAGAAATCTAGATTGTATTTGTAACTAATGTATGAGAAACAATCAAAGCTGTGCTCTGGGCAACCCCAGTCTTTGTACAACAACCTCTGGTTCCAATCAATGATGTGAACTGTAGGTGAGTTGTCTTCGCGCAGATCGCTCTTGAATCTTTTACCTGTGTCTTCGAAGTTTGGACAGAAGTGTTTGAATATCTGATACTCTGACACTTTTGTAAGTATCGTATCCTTGTCTAGTGTCTCGGTGCTCTTTCTCGAATGTATCATGGTGTAGTAGGGCCGGACCTACAAATATAGACCCGGCCCCCTAACATCACGTCCAGAGATCCTCAGTAGTCTCCTTAGGAGCTTCTGTTGTCTCTGTAGGTGTCACCAAGTCAGGCGAGTACAGTCCGAGCTTCAAGTCAGAGTTGTAATCTGCATTGAATGTACCATACTCGTCGTTCAACGACTTGACAAACAGCTGGTCACGCTGTGGCTTGAGGCGGCCAAAGTGTCTGGTGTAAACAGCCTGATACTTCTCATCCTTAACACCCATCATGAGACGAACCTTGTTGTCCTTGAGAGCTGTGACCAAAGTCTTGAGCTCTTCAACATTGCCTTTCATGATTTCGTCAATGGTTTCGAAAGAACACTCACCATCGTTAGGGATGTTAGCCCATGCCTTGATGAAGCTGATCAATGTCTCCTCACCAGGGTAAGTGCGACGCACACCCTCTTTCTTGAACCAGTCAGGAGCAGTGTCTGGCTTAGTAGCCCATGTCACCTGACCATACTTGTTGGTGATTTGGAACTTACCAGTAGAAGACTCCTTTCTATGCTCATTGCCAATGAGTATGTCAAACTTCGTAGTAAAGTTGAACTCCTCGTTGTGAATCCAGAACACCAGCTTACCAGTCTTGTCTCCCATAGAGACTTCGTAGTTAGGCTCAGTGCGCATGTTGACACCCACAGATGCCAGTTCGCCAAGGTTAGGGTTGACGGCAATCACACGTACAGGTGCGATGCCAGAGTACAGGGGTATGCCCCCACCTGCGACTTGTACGTCGGAGGAATTAGATTGAATAGCCATCAGTAATTGTTTTCTGAGGTGTTGTCTTGAACTTCTTGAATGCTCTGATCGAGAGTAACTTGCGTAGCTGCAGTGTCGTCGATGAGCTGAACGCGCATCACTCTCTGCCTCTTCACACGAATACCCTTCAGCTTTGGGTGGGAGAAGATCTCCTTAGCCTCAGCAATTGTAAGTCCGTACTTCTTACGGATATCATCACGGCTCATCCCCTCATCCTTGATGTGGCTCACGAGCTGTGAAATAGTCAACACCTGCGGTGTCTCCTCTTGTGTCACTTCTGTTGTGACATCTACTTGTGCGTCAATAGACATGTCGTTGTGTTTAATCGATGAAAATTTTCTTCCAGTCCAGCTCTGCATCCATTCCTCTAAGATGTTCGCAGCGTGAACCAGCGGTATCATCATTCGACGAATCGAATGAGATTTTTGTAGTGTTGTCACCACGGTATACATACCCAATGGCATCAGCATTGGCGCATGTAATTTCACGAAGCTTGCCGGACAGTGACAAGTCATTCGCTTTGACTTCTTTGCCGTTCTTCGTCAGGTACTTGTCCTTCAGGTGACCAACAAAGATGACGTGGTCTGCAAGCTTAGACAGATTGAAGAACCACTTCATAAAAGCCTTACGAAGGTAGAGGTAGCCAGCACCCTGAGGCAGAGTAAGGACAGATAGCCCCTTGTTCTGGGGGTCAAAGTTCTTACCCATTGGGGTAGCCTGGTACAACTTCTTTGCCTCCTCCTCACACCACACTTCCAGTTGTGTGATGGTGTCGATGGCAATGTACTTGTAAGGTTTCTTCTCACCCATAATAGCTTTCCCAACCTCAGCCAACTCGGTGAGAGAGGCGACTTTGATCTTGAGTGCGTCCACCATATCTGACCCGTCCTCCAGGTCAATGATGAGACAATTCTCAAGCTGTGCGAGAGCTGTGGTCTTACCGATCTTCGGTGGACCATAGATAATCATGTTCTTTGGTGATTTGCGGGCAGCTTTAATCACCTTTTTAGGTAGTGTAAGTTCACTCATTTCTTTACTAGATAAGGGCATTTTCCTGCTTCGATTACAACCCTCTTGCCTTCAGGCATGGGACAAGGGTAGTATCCAGACAGTATGTGGTAAGAACCATTTTCATTAAGCGTTGCTTTGTAGAAAACCTTCCTGTAGCCATTGGTTATTAGAAAATACTTGAGTTTACCGACAGTTACAGTTTTAACTACTTTCGTTTCTTTCATTGATAGTGAATGTTGATAGATCA